ATTTCTAATTGAACTTGAGTAGCAATTTTATTAAACTCATCTGGAGTTAAATAACCTCTTTGTTCTTTATTTATTATTAATAAGACTGTTTTGTAAACCTTATCTACGTTTATAGCCATTTATATTTTTTTAAAATTATAGTATGGGGTCCGAAGACCCCTACTATATTATTATAATTACAGGTATTTATAGTTTTTTATCTATAGATCTGTAAATTTCCACTCCTTCGTCGGTCTTAAAAAATGCCGCCATTGCTGAGTATGGATTTTCATCAAAAGGTACAGTCATAAGTTTTCTACCATTAGAACCCCATGTGAATGATCTTTGATCTTGAGATAGCTTTATAATACCCAATTCAGTTGCTCTAATAGCAACGTTTCTCAATTGAACATTTTCATCTTTAACTAATTCAATAAACACATATGGATTAGATCTAGCGTAAATTAGTAAATCTCTTCTTAATTCTTTAGAAGACATCCCATTTACTCTTGATCCTATTTCTACACGTAGTATTGCTTCAGCCATATCTATACCAATTTCTCTAGCTAAATTCAAAGCAGTTACTTGCATATCAAGTACTTCTAATTCATCTGTTGCTTCTTCAACCGCATCAAATTCTGTATAAAGATTTTTTCTCAACGGGTGATAAAGAGACAATAATTTTTGTAAATTTTGTTTTTCTTTAGGCACCGCTAATACTCCATCTTTAAAAATAATATGACCTAATGTTGCTTCACCACTTTGTTCATCTACAAAAGGAGAATCGTGATTAGTAGCATATCTAAGTTCTCTTTGTTTACCATTCTTTTCATCAAAATACAATAAAGCATGTTTTCTAGTATGTTTAGATGGTATTGTATATGTTAAAGGAGACTTATTATCTTGAAGAAAATATCTTCTATCTTTTATTTCCCATTTAGGAGCTTGAGGTTTTTTAACCTCTATTTCTTTTTTTACTTGTACTGGTTTTTCAACCACTACATCTTTTTCTTTTTTTGACATAATATAATATAATTAAATAGTTAAAGGTATATGGGCGCCGAAGCGCCCTTACCTTATAAATCAACTACAAACCTTTGAATAATACAAAGTTGTTAGCTGCTTGAGTTACTAGACATCTTTCTGATAAGAAGTTAACTTCCATAGCATCAAGAGTAGAAGTGTAAGCACCGCCAACAGAACCTGTTAACCATGATTTCATTCTTCTATCATCAGCTTGAGAAGCTCTATATCTTACATGTAAGAAAGGTCTTCTGATGTTTGTTCCAAGAATTTGGTCATAAACAGTAGAAGTTCCTGCAGGTATTAATACACCTTCAATTGAACTAACACCTGTCATTGCACCTCTTGTAGAAGCATCATTTAAGTATTTCCAATCAGTTTTATAGAAGTCATAAGAACCTCTTCTAAAACCAGAGAAACCTAAATTCAACGCCATTTCTTCAGAATTTTCAAATAAACCGAATGCAGTACCGCCAGCATAACCACCTGAGATTTGCGCAAGCATATCATCAAAGTCAAGAGCAGTTTGTCTTTGTAAGAAAAGCATGTTTTCTTCAATAGCACCCTGAGTATCTAAATTTTTAAGAATAGCATCAAACGAATCAATACCAGCTGAAGCAGTAAACCCAGTGTTTACATTACCTCTATCAGAGATAGCAGCAAATAAACCTTGTGTTCCTACGCCAACATTAGCAGAACCAATTGCAGCAGAACCAGCAGCAGCTTTTTCTCCTTCAACCATTGCCATTTCTAAATTGTCTTCAAATCTTAGTCTTGTTTCAGACTCAGCTTTTAGATACCATAAGTATCCTGAAGTACCATCTTCTGTAGCAACTTCTACCCAACCAATCTGCGCAGTGTCAGAACCAGAAACAACATATTTGCTTCTAATTATAATTGGTGAGTTAGAATATTGTTGGAAAGCAGGATCAACACTGATCCAACCGCCGTCATTACCAATAGCACCTAAAGTATCACTAGCATTTCCTACTGATGATCCTTTTAGGAATTCAGATCCATAAACAAAGATCTTACCTGTAGTGGCAAATCCTTGTAAATCTGCAGCCGTATATGGTAATACAGCTAACACACCTGTTGATGTTTGACTTGTATCTACATAAGCTTTGATTTCTTTTCCAGCATCGTCCATAATAACGATAGTACTCCTTGGAGATACTACGTTTTTAATATCTGCGCTAGCATTTGCTAAACCAGATGCTGCAGTAGGAATAGTTACTGTATTTCCACCGACACCATTGTCGATTGCGCAATCATCATAAGCTATATGTAATCTATTTTGTTCAGACCAAATGACCTGATCAGACGTCATCGGCATTTCAGCTCCTACCATTCGTAAGAATCCAGATAAAGTTCTATTACCATATCTTTCAACTTCTTGTTCATAAATTTCAGGCAAATATTGTTGCGCGAAATCAGCGAATGTTCCAGCTGTAGCCGAGTCTGTCCATTGTAGGTAGTTACTATCAAGTAACTCCTGTTTTTGTGATGGGACTATTTTCCCAAATTGTGGACTTAAACTCATTTTTTTAAATAGTTTTAATTGTTAAATTTCCTTGTTTTTATTCTTAGTTTTGAAGCATCAGCACCACTTATGGCTTTAACTTTAATACCACCAACAAAAACATCTCCTGAAGCTTCTTGTCTAGGTTCAGTACTTAAATTTTTAGTTTTAGCAACTAAATCTTTAGTAGCATCCGCCTTTCCTTGCTCATAAAAATGTTTAGCAATAGTATCAGAATTTCTAGCAGCATACATGGCCTTGTGATATCCTTGTGGATCAACTAATAGTCCCTTTTCATCCAAGAACGTCTTGACAAAAGGAGTTATATCTGTTTGTTTTTCCACTATTTCGTTTGGATTTCTTACTCCGTATCTAAATTTTTTCTCACCTACTTTAAAATCAAAACCTTTGAATTCATCAGTAAAAGTATCTTTAGTTACTTTTTGAAAAACCTCTCTTTGCTTAGATAGTGTTTTCTGATCTTCATTATAGCGATTGAAAAAATCTATAGCATTTTGCTGATCTTTATTTACGTTAGGTCTCAACTTGATTTCATCGTAATATTTAGTTTTAAGATCATTTAAATAACTTTTGGCTTTTCCAACCTCTTCTTTATACGCGAGTTTTTTCTTTCTCACATCGCGTTCTTCGTCTACGTTTTCGTCTATTTTAAAATTATCTTCTAATAAAAAGTTAACTTCATCATAAGTTAAATGTGGACGAGTATTTTTATAATATTCTCGTAATAACGCTTCATTATCAACCTTTTCATAATCAGCGTTTAATCTTACATAATCTTCTACCGTTCCTCCAGTTTCTTCCATAAATGAAACAAGTTTTTCTACGTTTTCAGGTAGTTGTTTCATTGGTTGTTTTACTGGTTTTGCTTCTTCTTTTACTTTATTTTCTTCTTTCTTCTTTTCTGCTTTCTTTTCTTCTTCAGTTATTGGTATTTCTTCAATAACATTTTCAGTGGTCCCTTCGTGTGTTTGTCCCACTTCTTGCAGTCCCATCTCGGGTCCTTCTTCGCGTAACACGCTTTCCTCTGTCTTTTGTTTTTGAACGGCATCTTTGTTTTCTGTTTTAGTTAAATCAACTTTAATTGGTTCAGAAGCTTTTTTTACTGCTTCCATATCAATTTTAACTGTTTCTTCTGGAACTGTTAATTTTTTAGGTACTCTTTTCTTTTTTATTTTAAAGTCACCTTCTTGTTTAACAGGTTCATTTGTTTTTGTTTTTTCTGACATAATATAATATAATTAAATAATTAATAAATAATTTAACGTGGTTCAAATTGTTCTAATCCAAATCCACCTAACGAATCAAAACCTGCAGATTCAAAATCAGTAGGCAAAGCATTGTTTTGTCTTTGCTGTATTAATTGAGATTCTTGTGATCCTTGCATTTTAATTCTGTTATCTTTTCTATTTTCAATTTCTTTTTCTTTTTTACCTTCTGCTCCAGCTTTTATTTCAGCTAACTGTACATTATAACCAAATTCTTCAGCCATTAATTCTTTTTTAATTGAGGCTTCTGTTTGCATTCTTTGAATTTCAAATTGAGATTTAGCTTGCTCTATTTGAACTTCTGTTTCAGCTAAAGCTTGTTGTTTTTGCATTTCTGCTAAAGTTGCTTGTTCAGCTGCTTTTGCATTTGCAGCCGCTTGAGCTTGTATATTAGCTTGTTGTTGAGCTTGATCTTTTTCTAATTTTTGCTTACGTTTTTGTTTTAATAATTGATTAGCAAGTTTTAAGTTTTTAACCTGCCTTACATCAATAGCATCATCTAAATCAATACCTCCAGAAGATAGTGCTACTTGAATATTTTGTTCAAGCATCATTTTTTGTTCTTCATCTGGCTCTAATTCTAAGAATATTCCAAAATCTTGTAAGGTTTTTTCTTTTAATTCTTCTAATGTTCCAGTGTTATATGCAGAAATTGAATCCATTAATGCAGCTCTAGTTAAAGGATATTGTAATACATCTGCAATTCTTAATGAAATATTTTCACATATTCTTAATGTAATATATAAACTAGATTTCATTAAATGTCTTAACGCAGTGTTAGAATTAGCAGCTGCAAGTTTTTGTATTCCTACTAAAGCTTTAACGTCTGGAGTACTAGCATCTGTAGCTTCATTTAATCCGGTCACATCTCTTATCATTTGTAGATAGTATTGATATGTTTGAATTAAACTAGCTATTTTTTGTCCTCCTGAAGAAGTTTGTAATTCTTGAATAGGAACTTTACCTCTATTTATATCTCCTTCTTGTGTCATGGATCTTCCTACAATACTACCAGTTTGGAAATACATGTTTAATGCTTCAGCTGGATTATAATTAGTTCCATTACCTAAATCAACTTCAGCTAGTCCATCTACATCTACAAAAACCCCATCAGGTACCATACGAGATAATACTTGTTGTAGTTTTAAGTGAGTTAATTGTATCATATCAGCAAATCCTGTTATTCTACTAACTGTTGATTCAATCATACCTTTGTATATATGAGGAGCACAAATACAATAATTCATGTTAACTCTACTTACATTAGATGTAGGTCTAGTCATGTTTTCTGCTAATTTCCATTCAAGCATCATTTCATGACCTAAAATTTTAGCTCCACTGTATAAAACTTCTATAGCTCTACCTACTCTTTCAAAGTTATCATTAGTAGGAGGATCAAATGTATCAGGTTTTTCTAATGCTTTTTCTAATCCTTGTTCTGTTTGTTTAATTTTAAATACTTGATTACTATAAGTTTTATATTCAAAATATAGAACTTGTATTTGATTATAAGAATCTTGTTGAGCATAAAAGTTTCTAGTATAATTAGCGTTACCTGGAAATTTTTGTATTTTTTCTAATTCCTCATCAGTTAACCATGGAAATTGTTTTTTAACTTCTACTAAACTTAAAGATTTAACTTCTCCTACATAATATATATCTTCAAAATTTGGATCTTCTGTATAAGAATACACTAAATTAGCAGGATCTACATACTCTACATCTATACCATTAGCTAAATTAAAATTGGTTTTAACAGCTCCAATTCCAATAATTGTTAAATCCTGAATCATTCTTTTTTTAACTAACTCATATTTATTAGCTTGTAATACGCTATCAATAGCTTCTTCTTCTGCGATTTCTATAGATTGTTTATAACTAAGCTGCATATGCAAGTCTAAATCTTCTTGAGTTTCAGGTATATTATTAGGATCTGCTGAATTAAAGAAATCCATACCTGTAGCTTCTTTGGTAGCTTTTATCATCTCTTTAGCATACATATCACGCATTATTGCGTCGGCATATTTTGTTCTTTCTTTTAATGATTCAGGATCTTGAGCAAACGCTTTTATATCAAAAATTCTTTGTGACATTCCATTTACTATTATATCAACAAATTTAGGTATAATAGGTACTGGTTTCCAATCTAAATTTAAATAAGATAAATCACCATTTACAGCTAATTCATCTTTATATTTTTGCACAGGTTGTTCTCCTCTAGCATATAATCTTAATCTATGGAAGTTTAACCAACTATTTTGGTATCTATTTCCCATACCTCCTCTATCTCCAGAAAACCACTCTCCTTCGATGGCTCTACCTACTGCATAACCATATTCCATTGTTTGCTTTTCCGCGTCTGGTACTACCTGACTGGGAAATGAACCTGCGTAATTGTATGTT